ACATTTTCATCAACTCTAGCTGTTGTTTTAGCTCCATGTTTTCTTGTTGAACAGCTTTAAATTCATCAGTGCAGGCTGAACCTAAATAGTGTCTCCAAGTTAAACGTAATGACCTATCATCGCTAGGGCTATTATAATTATTGTCAGGATTATTGTGTCTGTACCTAGACTCGTATTCCCTCTGTTCGACTGATACGCTAAGATCACCAGTGCTACAAGTATTAGTACCATTATTAAGATATTCGTTTCTAGGATACGCAGGTTCTACAAACAACGCTAAAATTGTAAGAGCTAGAATAATTAATCCTGTAAAATAATAATTCATCCTGAGAACCTCCATGCATTACCTGTTTAAATCCTTAATATCATAGTCATGTTCTCTGACTTGATCTGCTAATTGTCTATATAAATTTTCTGCCATCTGCCAAGTAGACTCAGCAGAAGTTAGTCTTGTGTTTTGATCTACAATTTTATCTTCAGCAACTTTTAAATCTCGTTTAAGATCTACAATTTCTTGATGATTAGAGTTGATAGTATCTGTAAGATTTACAATATACCTAACACCAGTAAAAGTTCCAACCAAGACTGAAGCCACGACTGGAACCATTACTATATTTTTCTTTAACAGATCTGCTAAATTCATTACTTAACAATGTAGGCTATAACTAAAACTGCAACTACAAGACATTCGATCTTGTGGTCTGACCAGTAATGCATAGCTTTACTTTTTAATTTATCAATCATTTTTTTTCTCCTCTATTTCATAGAAGAACTTGTCGGTATCTTCTGTCCGCCATGCTCTACTATCTTCTACGTTCCACTCAGAAGTCTGCACTTTCCAGTCAGGGGTACTATCTTTCACGGTGAAAGAAGGTAAGTCCCATATACATCTGTTGTTAGGTTGTGCTGCAAAATTGCCATCATCTAGGGCAATAATGTGAGCGCACTTATGTTCGTGCGGAATCTCTGAATGATCAGTATCTAGTATATTACTATCTGGATGTGCAAAGTCAACGGTAAATAAATACTTACCTGGATGCCACTTTTTATCTTTACCAATATACTTTCCTGCTTGTCCGTCTAGTATATCCCAACGATGGACAGAAGGATAATAAGAAAAACAATTCCAGAGCTGTAGTTCATCAAGTCGTCTTGCGGGCACTCTGGATGGTTCAAATCCCTTTTGAATAAACGCGCTAATTGGTAAGCGATAAAATACTGCACCGTTTTCCATAATAGCATGAAATAATATAGCACGACCTGTAAGAGCGCTAAGACCAAACACAATGCAGTCTTCAACTTCTCCGTGATGTTTTTTACAATCATATAAATACTCTCTTCTTATTTGTGCATAGGTTGCTGGTATGTTTGCATTTAAGTAAGCCATAATTTATCCTCATTTTATATTACCCCAATTAGGACCAGATTCATAGTCCACTTTGTTAGGTACTTGTAATTCAACTGCGTGCTCCATAATTTCTTTTATTTTACTTGCGTGTTCTGGAGACTCTATAGATATATCAAGTTCATCATGCACTTGTATATGTGGTATGATACCCTCTTTATATAATTCGATCATTGCTTTTTTAGTCATATCTGCAGCTGATCCTTGAATTAATTTATTCAAAGCTTTGTAAGTATATGCTCTTCTAATCCCTGGTCCATGTTCCAATAACGCATCATCATGTGTCATTGCTTTATGCATGCCAAACATATTGGGCTCCCATAAATGAAACCTACATAGTCTTCCAAGTAAAGTTCTTATCTGACCACGTTGCTGTGCTCTTTGCATTACGTTATCCATTAGTTGTTTAACAAAGGGAACTCGATCATGGTATTGTTTAAATAGACCATCTGATGTTTCTTTATCTACCCCTAGTTCAGCCTGTAGTTTATTCTTACCCATACCATAGAATAATCCTAAGTTAATTGTCTTAGCTTGAGACCTTGGTATGTTAGCCATATCAGCAACGATTGTATGAAAGTCTGTATTAGGGTCATTATTATAGGAATCTAATACATCATCAACGCCATATAAATTCTGTAATCCTGCATAATGTACCACCAGCCTAGGCTCTTGCTGAGAATAGTCAAATACACCCCATCTATGGCCTTCCTCGGGTATAAATAACGACCTAATCATTGGTCCAAGTTCCTTGTTTCTTGCAGGAATTTGTTGAAGATTAGGATTAGAATATGAGAATCTACCAGTAACCGTTCCGCCATTATCTCCACGTAATTGGTTAATTTCTGCATGGATTCTACCTTTATGAGAATGTTTTAGTATGGTATCTATAAAAGTTGTGTGAGCTTTATTAGTTTCTCTAGCCTGCGCAATCTTTTGAACCACTGGATGTGGATGATTTTGTAAAAAATTCTTAGTAAAAGAAGGAGCAGATGTTTTCTCAGTTACGTCATAAGGTAATTTTAATTTCTCAAAGACTTTGGCAATCGATCTTGCTGCCCATATCTGAGGTTCTATTCCTGTTTCTTTTTTCACTGCTAATAGTGCTGCTTGTTCTCTTGCAACTAATTTTTTCTTTAGTTGATTGGCTTCTTCCACATCTACACGAACTCCTAAGAACCTCATATCAACGAGGCAAGGAAATAGTTCTGTTTCCATGTCGAAAATAGATTGGATATCTTGATTAGTTATTTCTGTTTTTAAATACTGCCATAACTGTAGTGTAATAGCTGCATCTTTTTCTGCATACTGACCTACATACATTGCAGGTAATTTATACATTTCACCTTTAGGATCTATACCCCATTCTTTTGCTGCTGCGTATAATGCTGCTTCATCTTTTCCTGTACCAACATATCTTTTAGCACAAGTATTAAGATCAAAACGAAATTGATTCTCATCACATAAAGCAGATGCAATCATAGTATCTATAATGGTGCCATTAATTTTTAGACCCATCGATCTAATCCAGCATACATCATACATTGCATTATGAAATATTTTTACAGCATCAGTATTAAGCACATCTTGAAACCATTTAAGGACCATAGATTTATCCATGTTGCCACCACCGCCATGAGCGATAGGATAATATCCACACCAACCTTCAACAGCAATTGCTATACCAACAACTTCTCCTTTACCAATGATTGCTCCAGATCCCATCTTTGTTAGTTCGGGATCTTTAGTTTCTAAGTCAATTGATATTTCACTATGATTAGATAGATCTGGAAACTCTTCTGGTGGTAGCCATTCTGTTTGTGGTTTAAATATTATTTTCTGCATTTTTATTTATCCTTTTTACATTTATTAATTGTTCCATATCCTGAAAAGGAACCATAGTAATTTTATCTTGTCTACCTTCACGTTGATAGATTTGATAAACTCCTTTACCTGTTTCGTAACCTTTCTCCTTTAGTTTATCTTGTACATGATTTAATAATTCTTGTCTATCGACTAGTAGCCAATGGTCTATTCTTTCAAATACTATGTAGTCTGCTTTACCTTTTACCCAACCAGGTTTACCTCTAACATTAGTTCCTTCAACCCAAGCAATATCATCTTGTTTTTTATTATCCCAACGATTTACTTTCTTCATTCCTTTAACATCAAACTTTAAAAGTTTACCGTCCAGTGTACCTTCTACATCCCAATGTTCGTGCATATCTTGATAATTGTTTGCCCACTTAGGATCTGTTATATTTTTTGCAAAGTTTTCTTCTATTATTTTTGCTCTTGCTCTATATTCTTGCCAACTCATTATTGCTCCTTTTTGTTATAGTAATAAACCATTCTCATAGTGCCTTCATATTTTTTTAGTCTTCTTTTCATCTTTTGATTTTCGTCATATATTTTATTATATCTTTCAGTTAATCTTTTAATCTGTGGCTCATATTTTTCTCTGTAATGTAACTCCCAATTTTTTGCTATACTCATTTGTCATCTTTTAATTTTAGTATTTCTAAATCACAGTAGTGTTTTATTTTCTCAAGGTCCTGTATTCCTGCTTTGTTTTTATATCTGCAAACGTATTTAATTACGTTGCCTTGAAAGAATGAAAGATCATTCTTTGATATAAATTCATAGGGTTGAATCTTAAATTTTTTATAATGAGATCCTCCAATTTGTTTATCTTGTGGGAACGCCTCATCTAATACGCCTTTACTTGTCATATAATTTCCTCCATTGGGTAACATTTACTATCGTCTTTTGGTCTTATGATATGTAAGTGTTCCTTTGTTCTAGTTGCACCTACGTAAAATAATCTTGTTTCATCATCTTGATTCTTGTCGTATGATTTTTTAGTATTGTATGTAAGGTCAGTAAGTAAGACTACGTTGTCTTCTTCTCCACCTTTAGCACTATGAATGGTTGATAGTTTGATCCGTGGTTCTTGGTTCAACATCTCTCCATTACGTTTCATACGTCTTATATAATTAATTCTTTTATCTCCTGCTTGATCAAATGCTTCATACCAAATCTCATTAGTTTGAAGTCCATAGTCTTTTTGTAATTGTTCTAAACTATAGACAGTGTTCTTAACCATAGATTTTAATTTATCCTTGTTCCATTTTTCCTTACTGATGTACTTTGAAATATTTTCTATTTGTTTTGAATCAAGCATCTGTCCTTTAATTAAATATTCCCAATTAGTTGCAGCTTCTTGAATATCTTTTTCATAAAGTTTCTTAAATCTATTCTCATAATAAAAACCTTTATCTCTTAATATATCTTCCAATGAATCTAACATTGATCGTGTTCTAGTTAACACTAACCATTTACCTGTTGACATATCTACATCCTCAAAGCTATCATAAGAACTAAGCTTTCCTTCATGTTGTTTAGGATTCCAGTTCTTTTCTATTCTATTATTAACTCTACCAATAATTGAGTTAGCTAGTTCATGTATCTTTCTTGGAACTCTTCTAGATTCTTTTAGCTCTATTACTTTTCCTTTTTGTGCAATGAACGAATCAACATCTGCACCAGCCCATCTAAATACAGCCTGGTCATCATCTCCTGCAATAAAAGAATCAACTGTTTTATCTGTGATATGTTTAACCATATCCCATTGCATTAAAGATAGATCTTGTGCTTCATCAATAAATACTACATCAAAGTTTGGTGATTTTTCTTCTTTGATAAAATTTAAAATCATATCGTTGTAGTCAATAAGATTATAGTCTTTTTTATATTGTACTAGTTGTTCACTTAAATGAATTAGAGTTGAGTATTCAACATCTTGATTATGTTCTTTTAAATTATACTGTTCATCTATTGTAATGTTTCTAAGTTTAGCTAGATTAATTATTCTAAGATAATCACTTTTAGTAGAGAATAATCCAGTCTCTTCTTCATCATAATCATTGTAGTCTAGAAACAAATGTTCTTTTCTTCCCAAATCTTCGTAGTGTCTTTTCTGCATTACTTGATTTTTTTTCAAGCCTAGTGATTTAAAAGCTAGTGAATGTAGTGTTCTAAAATATGGAAGATCATCTTCTTCTAAATTAAATTTTTTCATTGCTCTTTCTTTAGCTTCGTTCGCAGCTTTCTTTGTAAAAGCAAAGTAACCAATTCGATCTGGGTTTGTTGTCTTTAGATATTCATCTACCTTTTCTAACAATGTATGTGTCTTTCCTGTACCTGGTGGGCCGAATACAATTGTCTTCATTAATAAGGATCCTTTTCTTTTAAGGTCTTAGGTGTATGAGTTTTATCTGGTTTCTCGAATGCATCTACTACCATAATAGTTGGTCTTTTCTTACCAATTACAATTCGATCATCACTACACTCGCAATATTCTTTTAGCATTTGTTGTGTAACTTGTGGTTTCTCTGGCCATTTTTTTCTAAGTAAATGTCCATGATAAAATTTATGAAATATAAATTTATGTTTACCCTCTTCCGTGTAGACGTTTCCATTTAAAATATCTTTCTTAGTAGTTTCTGCTGCAGTTCTGTTGGTACAAAACTCTTCTAGATGTTCTTTTAACTGATCTATCATTGAAGAACCTACTGGTGCTTTGATTAATTCAATACCTTGAAGTAACATATCAGTATACTTTTCAAATTCTTTGACCGTGATCCGTGGTGGTTTCTTATTTATTTGTTTTACAACAGTTCTTCTAAACAATCTTTGTTCCATTAAACAATCGATGTTGTCTAGCTTTACTCTATCCCCATCTACATTGACCCAGTAATAAGGTTCATCTAGTTCTACTTTTTGTAGATCAGATAGTATTGGAAACACTGCGTCTCCACCAATACCATACTTTCTTGTTCTACATAATTTTTTATCACAGTGATTACACATTGGATCTTCATTACATTTAAAACCTAGATCTTTACCATCATTAAATTTTATTTTACCTTGAACGATTCTATCTTCCAAAGGTCCTGAAGGATGTTTTTCAAAGTATTTATAATTGAATGCATTAATTTTTGCTTGCCAACTATCTGGCCATTTTCTTTTTGCATACTGAATGTATTGATAGATAATTCTATCTCTACCATCTTTGATTTCTGTTTGTGTTAATGATTCTAAACAAGGTGGACCATCACTAAACTCAGAGTCAGGTCTTTTAATTATTAGTGTTTCTAATTGTTCTGGAGTAAGTTTATATAATTCATGTAGTAAATAAAAACGTTCCAGATTAACAGCTTCACCTTGATCATTGAAGCAATATCTTGTTGTTTTATCACCATTAAAGTATGGTAAATTTAGAAAGTTTCCTGTATCATCTTTGGATTTTAATTCTATTTGTTTTGGAAATACTTCTGATCCACCGTAACCCAACACTGCACTAACTGATACTAACTTATCTCTCATTAGTTTTGCTTCAACAGGAACTGTTGTAAAACAAAATACATGTGCACCGCCTGACTTAGATCTAAATACTAGTAAAGGTAAATCTAAACTTTTAATTTTATCTATTAATTTTTTATGATCAAAACCTGCATAAGAATCGATATCAACACAACCCCATTTACAAGTATTATCTTCATTAATCGGTATGATACCTAGACTAGGTTCTGCACCGTTTAAATGGTCTTGCCACATACTATCTGTGACCATACCTCTTTGTACGAAAGATTTACCTTTGATCTTTTGACCGTCGGCACCTTTCTTATCTACGTATGTCATACCATACGCACGTTCTAAGCCTGAGAATATCTCTTTAAACTTTTCCATAATTATATCTTTAAGCGGGCGGGTCCACTCTCGCTTCACCGCCCACTACCTAGGATACTATTTAGTATGGTGACTTTTCTGTTGTCTCAGTTTCAGAGTCGTGTTTAATTTCAACCTCACCTTTGCCAACTTTTTCAGCAAAGTCTTTGGCTATACCATAAACACTAGCGTCTGATACAGGTCCAACTTTAGTTACATCCCAACCAAACCATGTTCCTTTATCATTAGTCATTTGAACTGACTTTAGATTATAAACGTGGCTAAATGTTGGTGGAGTAAATAAACCGTTTTTACCCTGCATCTTTATAGACATCATCATAGAGTTCCAAGTTCTACTTACTTTCAACTGTGTTCTTGTCATAGACAATAACGCAGTAGATGGTACTGATCCTAAAGTCACAATAAAATGATTTGCTGTGTTCTCAAGATAGTTACCATTAGGTAGCCTGTCTCTATTCATCTGGTCTCTTGTAGATGTTTTAACAATAGGATCGTCTATTGAATACATCTTTACAAGACCACCGCCTTCTCCTCTATCTTTCCACTCAAGAAATTTTCTATTGTAGAAAGCAGGGATTACATTAACGCCTTTTTCACCATTGAATAATTCTTTAGTGACAGAGTTCAATATCATCCCAGGTTCTGCGCCTTCAACGTATTTACCATCTCTCTTATTTATCTCTGGAGATAACTGTCCTAAGACTTTAAGAAAGGGTAAGGCAACATCGTCCTGACCAATATTCTGTGCTCCTGCGTTAGCATCAGCTTCAAACATATTTGTAGCCAATGCACCTTCTGTTTTTTTCGTAAGGTTTGTTTCTTTTGTCATGATTATTTTTTCCTTTTTATTGTAGTTTTATTTCCAACAAATATGCTGAAAATCTCCGTAGGCATTTCTTGACCTGCCTCAATACGCTGACGGACCAACGCTTTTAGAGTCATGGGTTCAACCTTTAATTTCTGCGCAGGTTGAAGACCCTGACTCTTTGCAAGTTCAGCATATTCTGCTGCCTTGTTGTCTTCTCCACGGCCAAAAGATACTACCATTTCGTTTTTGATAATGTCTCCCAGACCATTTTGTCGAAGCCAGTTAAAAGCCGATTCTCTATTGGCCACTGTAATGGTAGCATTGTAGAACGGCTTGACATCAATCATAGAACCATCCATTAGTTTGAGTTGGGATAAACCCATCTCAGACATCATAGTAGGAATTACCTCTGCTGATATAACGTCTAAATCTTTTTTCTTATCTTTTAAGTTCTTTTCGATGTCCTCTATTTCTTTTACTAAAGATTCCATCTTTTGAACTTCATTAGATAGTGATTTTATATTTTCACTCTTATCTAATATATCTGTCTTGTCTTGCTCAAAGTTTATATTATTCATCTATTTCTCCTCTTTCATATAAGTGTATTTCTATTGGGTAGTATTTTCTTTCTTGTTTGTCCCACTTCAATACTTTAAATTTACCGTGGGTAATATCAGATACAATAGAACATGCAACACCAATGATTGCAGGATCACCTGTAAGTAATAAATAATCTCCAACCTTAAAATTTTTTAAACCTTTTCTTAATTTAAAAATTAATGGGCCAGGAGAGAAAATCATTTGAGAAAATTCTGGTAATAAAAATTTAAACTGTCCATAGTTAGACGCACCCATAATATTTATTTTAGGATTGCCTGACTGTGTACCAGGAATTTCCTGAATAACATATACAACTGGTGTATGTGTTTTCATTATATTTTCATACTCTATACTTTCTGACATTGACAAAAGATATAACATCGATTATATAGAAGTCAATACAGAAAGAAGAAAATATTTATGAATTATAAATTTAAAACAAAGCCGTACGCGCATCAATTAACTGCGTTAGAAAAATCTTCTAATAAAGAAAGTTATGCTTATTTTATGGAGATGGGTACAGGTAAAACTAAAGTATTAATTGACAATATGTCAATGCTTTATGACAAAGGTAAAATAGATGGTGCTTTAATTATTGCACCTAAAGGTGTTATTGGTACTTGGCATAATCAAGAAATTCCAACACACTTACCTGATCATATAGAAAATGTGTCTGTATTGTGGCAGGCTAATATTACAAAAGGTCAACAAGAAAAACTAAATGAATTACTAAAGAGTAGTGATAAGCTACATATTTTAATTATGAATGTTGAAGCTTTGAGTACATCTAAAGGTACAGACTTTGCAGAGTCTTTTCTTAGAACTCATAATACTATTATGGCAATAGATGAATCTACAACTATAAAAAATTCTTCAGCTAAGAGAACTAAGAATATTTTAAAGCTTGCTCCTCAGTCTAAGTACAGAAGAATTATGACGGGTTCTCCTATAACTAAAAATCCACTAGATCTATATAGTCAGTGTGAGTTTTTAAGTCCGTGGTTATTGGACTTTGCATCATACTATGCTTTTAGAAATAGATATGCTGAAATGAAAACTATTCATGCAAAGGGTAGGTCAATACAAGTTGTAAACTTTTTTAAAAATATTGGTGAGTTATCGGATAAACTAAAAGGTTTTTCTTATCGTGTATTAAAAGAAGATTGCCTAGATTTACCAGATAAAATTTATGTAAAAAGAAATGTTGTACTTACTGAAGAACAATCTAAGTTATACAAACAGATGAAGACTATGGCTCTTGCTATATTAAATGGTAAGCAAACAACTACAGTTACCGTATTAACTCAGCTAATGAGACTACATCAAATTACTTGTGGTCACTTTACTGCTGATGATGGTAGCACTCAAAACATAAAAAGTAATAGAATAAATGAACTAATGAATGTCTTAGAAGAGGTAGAAGGTAAAGCTATTATATGGGCTAACTATCAAAAAGATATGTCTGAAATTAAAAAGGCTATTGAAAAAGAATATGGTGAAGGATCCGTGGTCGATTATTACGGACTCACTCCACAAGAAAATAGACAACCTAACATCAAACGTTTTCAAGAAGATCCTGAGTGTAGATTTTTTATTGGTACACCTCAAACAGGTGGTTATGGTATTACACTAACTCAAGCAAACACTGTTGTATATTACTCCAATGGTTATGATCTTGAGAAAAGATTACAATCAGAAGATAGAGCACATAGGATAGGTCAGAAAAAATCTGTAACCTATGTTGATTTAATCTCAGAAGAAACTGTTGATGAAAAGATAGTTAAAGCTTTACGTAAAAAGATTAACATTGCATCAGAAGTTTTAGGAGAGGAATTAAGAGATTGGATATAAGTTTTAAGAATGGGGCCGATGAGTAACCTTGAGGTGAGTGGTAGCATCTTGTTCTAACGAACAGAGTTGGTTCGGAGCATTGGGCCCCTGGGTATTCATTGCCGTTAAATCAACAACTGCCACACTATTTTAAAAGATCTTTTGCTTTACCAAGAATAGGTTTGTATTTAGTTTTATTTTCTTCTCTATATGCATGTAGAAATTGTTTTCTAGGTGTACCTTCAGTTACACTACAGTGTATCCATCCCGAGTTAGGTTCTCCAGGAACATAGTACTCGACGATCAGTTGATCCCAGTCAAGCTCTCTATGTATCCAATCTGCAAGTTCAGCATTATCAACTCCTACACATTCGAAGTCCGCCGCTTCTGCACGCGAGTGCTGGCTGTTAATCGAACTACCGATGGCTTGGCAAAGCTGAGGGGAACGGAACCCTGATGTGACTTTAACCCTGCCGAAGTGGTCTCTTACTGGTTGTAAAATTTTTTCGCAAAGTGTTTTTAATTTTTCTATTTGTTCTGCGTTAGGATTATTATTGATACCTTTACGTATAGCAGTATCTGATTTAATTAATTCTTGAAGAGTAAAATTACGTGTAAGTTCCATTTTTATTTAAGCATGTTTAATAAGAGAGCAACTACTATTCCAAATGCTCCACCTATTATCATCTTCTCCATACGCTCAAGTCTTTGTTTAACTTCTTTGATTTGATCAAAAGTTTGTTTCTGCATAATTCTACAAAGTTTTTCATGGTCCTCTATCTTTTGTAGTGCAGATTTTTTAGCCATTATATTGTAACCCCCGCTACAATAGAAACCCGATAGGATAGACCTATCACACCGCCCAAACTTTTAATTTTGTTTATCATGATCTTAAAAAATCCTCTATTATTTTTGC